AAACCTTAGTCCCTTGTTTTTACGGATATTGAATAGGCGCCAGCGGCATAGCACCAGATACTAATCTCAAAGATATCTCCAGCGGAAACACTGATTGAAGTACCGGACATCGAAGTGAACGCGCCGGTATTGGGTATCGGCTGTGTGAATGCCGCCGATGCGACGCAGCGGATATACAAGTCATTGCCCACTGACATTCCGGAAGCAAGGCTGATGTTCGTGGCAGAACCCAACCTTGCAGTGATACTTCTCTTGGAAATTGGCAGGGAGGCCAGTGTCGTGACCGTATTCGCACCGGTGACTGTCGGGTCACCGACACCTTGCGGCCCTTGTGGTCCTTGCGCACCAGTCGCCCCTTTAGGTCCAGTAGCTCCGGTAGCACCCGTAGCGCCTTTTGCTCCGGTAGCACCCTTCAGGTTCTTGAAAGCAAAGGAAAAGGTTCTGGCCAATGCGGTACCACCGAGAGAAACGGTCACGGAGGGCGTACCGATGTTGGCGTCAACCGTAGCAGTAGCACCGGTAATACTGGCACTTGCACCTGCTGCACCAGTAGCACCGGTAGCGCCTTTTGCACCCGTATCACCTTTGTCTCCTTTATCGCCCTTTGGACCTTGTATTCCTTGTGCACCAGTGGCGCCTTTTGCACCAGCAGGACCGGTAGCACCAGTATCACCTTTTACTCCTTGCGGTCCTGTGGCGCCGGTATCACCTTTCATGCCCTGTGGACCTTGTACGCCTTGAGGACCTTGCGCTCCCGTATCCCCCTTCTCGCCTTTATCGCCCTTTGGACCTTGCAATTGTCCTTGACTTTGCCAATCACCGTTATACCAGGCATAATATGTATAAGGCAATGCAGTTCCAACGGAATAGAAACCAGTGATGTTTGACCCGTCAGGTACAGCAGTCTTTAAGGCATCAAGCGTATCGTAACGTCCAAGAAGGGTGAATGTATCTCCCGGCTTGCCTTTCACATAGATATCCGTCTTAACGTATTCTTTAGCGCTCTTATCCCATTGGTATACATAGTGGTCTGCACCGATGTAGGTAGGATGTTCTGCCGTATCAGTAGCACTCGCAGTGGCCGTTTCCGTATTTTTCTTGAGGGTAGCAAATTCAGTAACACGGGCAGTTTCCGCAGTGGCACGGTCGCTTTCAGCATTTACGCGTCCTGTCTCGGCTATCTGGCGGCTTGTCTCTGCACTTTTACGCGCATCCTCAGCTGTAATGCGGACAGTCTCGGAAGTAACACGCTTGTTTTCAGCCGTCACACGGGAACTTTCTGCTGTAACACGGTCTTTTTCGGCGTTGGCACGGCTCGCTTCGGCTTCCTGGCGTCCGGACTCGGCAGTACCCCGGGTAGTCTCGGCAGCTTTACGTCCGTCCTCGGCACTGACACGCTCGGATTCTGCATCTGCACGTCCGGATTCTGCTGTGATACGGGTAGTTTCGGAAGTCTGCCTTATAGTTTCAGCCCTGCCCCGCTCTGTCTCGGCTGTCTTCCGAGTACCTTCAGCCGCCACACGGTCTTTCTCCGAATTGATACGCGTGGATTCAGCCGATATGCGAGCACTTTCAGCAGAGGCACGCTTTGATTCCGCATCCTTACGCAGGTTTTCCGCAGAGACACGTCCCTCCTCGGCCTTACGTAGCTCTTCGGCAGCTTCCCTGGCGGGAGCGGACAACAGCTCTAGGGGAGCTTCGACGACCGACTCCTCCATACCGGAAAGGCGAAGTGCAGGCAGGCTCACAATGTCATCCAGAGAATTGACTATCTCCACATCGCCCACACCTTGGGAGCCGACAAGAAGGGCTTTCTTCACCTCCTCTACAAGCTGGTTGAACTGATTTGATTCCAATACCATAATTTTCAGAATTGATTTAAGATGGCTGGATGACGTTCAGTTGGTTAATTACCGCACGTTTCACGGCAGCTATGAGCCGCGAGTTCTTCACCACAAGTTCAAGAGCCTTGCAATACTGTTCCGGGATTTCCACCGCATCTTTCGAGTAGTAGATTTCCCGTGCCAGGTCTTCAAAGCCTATATCCAGAAGGATACTTCCGTTGTACATCATTTCATTGCCGACCGTTTCGGCTACGTCGAAGGTCTGCTTGGCGCCTTCGAATGAGGTCTGGGCCTCGATTTTCTTAAAGTTGATTTTCATACTTTCTATTTTAATTATTCTATATACTCATCCATGACAGATACCAATTCCCCAAAACCCGTTTTATCACATGCCATTCACGCCCGTTGATATTCGTCCTGGAAGAGTTCGCGAACGTACCGGAAGGAAAACTGATGGTATTCCCGTTCGGCATTATCCATATCTCATGCCCGTCAGAAGAGGACGGAAGGGATATAGTACAGTTGCCGTAAAAAAGCAGTGTGTGGTCGGTCGCCTTAATGCTGTACCTTGTAACCGAAGAGAGTATCACGTCAGTATTCCGGTATACACCTTGCGTCTTCAGCGGCCCGGCAATTTCCAGAGTCCCGGAGGACGGAGCATACATCTTCCCCACTATCACATCACCACCGAAATAGCTCTCGCCGGAAGATACGTGTATGGCCCTATTGCGCCCCGGAATGGTTGCAGAGATGGTTACCACCCCTTTGACTGTGCCCGCTTCCATAGTCTGGTAGGGCCTTATCAGGATGCTATTGGCTCCTCCGTCCGACGCTATCGCATGCAGATAGTAGCTCTTGCTGAGTTCGAATTGCGTAGTGCTATCTGTAAGGTCGGTCACGAACGCTCTCGAGTTGGTGGATATACCGTTACCATGCAGATACAGATAGTCACCTATCCGGCCGCTGGAGGCGTTTATCTTTCCGTTTACGGTGATGCCGTTCAATATGGCGTTGGCACCGGAAATATTTCCTTTCAACGTAAGATTATTGGCTGTGATATCGTTAAGCGTGGCATTGGCACCGGATATGGTACCTTTCAGGGTAAGGTTGTTCGCGGTGATATCGTTCAAGACAGCATCCCTGCCCGTTATACCCCCTTTCAAGGTAAGATTATTGGCGGTGATATCATTCAGTGTAGCCCCCGCCCCGGTAATGTTGCCCTTCAACGTAAGGTTATTAGCAGTAATGTCGTTCAGGATGGCGTCAATACCTGAGATATTGCCTTTTAATGTCAGATTATTAGCTGTGATGCCGTTCAGCGTAGCATCCGTGCCCGTTATGCTGCCCTTTAGAGTCAGGTTGTTTGCCGTGATGTCGTTCATCGTCACACGCCCGTTTGTATCGACCACGAAACTGCCGTTGATGATGGTCTTTCCCGTAAAGTTTATCCGGTCAGCCTCGATTGTAGCATTGGATATCAGCCTGCCCGCTTCGCCTTCGGTGATGAACGCGCTGATTTGAGCACGCCTGACGATATCACCGTTGGGGTCGACCTTTTCCGCAAACATGGTGGCGATATTGCTTTCCGTCACTAAACCGGCTTTGTCGATATTGGTAATGTTACCTTTGGAATCGAAGGTTATCTTCTGCACGAACTGGTCTATACGGCTGGCCGTCTGGCTAATGGCTGAGGTGTGCTGTTCCACGGTACCCTTCAGGCTGTTTGTGGCGGTCACCATACTTTCTATCTTCTCGGCAGTCACATGAAAGCTGCCTGCATGGGCGAACAGCTTGCCGTCCAGGTCAGAGACGGACGCACTGAAGTCTGCACGAAGACCGCGGGCCGATATGTCAATAGCAGACTTATATGCTTCGGTGATTCCAGTCTCAAGGCCTACAAGACCGGACGTGAATTCAGATTTCAGACCACGGGCGGAGATGTCGATAGCAGAGGTGTATTCTTGCGTTATACGACTCTCAGTATTCGTCAGGTCCTCCGTGAACTTCGCTTCAAGGTTGCGCGCGGTAAGCAGGAATTCACTGTGATACTCTTCAAGCTTGCCTGCCGTGCTTCTGATTTCGTCAAGGTTCGCCTGAATCTTCTTGTCTGTAAGTTCAAAACGCATATTGAATTCCTCGCGCAAGTCAGCAAGAGCATCATCGGTTAGCGTAAGTGCATACAAGTACATGTCACCGGTAAAAGACATGTGGAAATCACCGGTTCCGTTCCACTTACCGGTTATCTCCATCTGTTTGAATTCAGTACTGGGATATAGGTCCTTAGAAAAGGAAATCGGGGTGTATTCCTCAAAACCTTCTTTGTTCTCGTTCTTGAAATGGAAGGCAAGAGTGCCGGGGCGCTTCACCAGATACTTGAAAGAGATAGTGAACTGCCGGGGGCGCTTGAGTTCGTCGAAGGTCTCAAAATCCGGATGGCGGTAAAAGTCTGAGTTGACCTGCTCGATATAGCTGTTCTTAAGGCGTAGCACATTCTTTGCGCGTTCGCTTACTATATCGGCGAAAGATTCCTTGTTCGCATAGAAGTTACTGTTGAAGTACAGCAGCCGACCGTCAACTCGGAAGATGCGTATGTTGCTGCTACCGGTCCAGTACTGCATGTCAGCGGCAAAAGACGCATTGTTAAGGTAATTGTTCAAGGCATTGATTTCATCACGCACGGATGAGATTTCAGACTTGATAAGTCCTTCAATGACAGTGAACATTGTCAGGATGTCCTCACCGGCCATCGTAAGGAATCGCCCTTTGATTTCTACGCCACCTTCCGGTGTGTACTTGATGTAAGTGCTCTCATCACGGGCGCCGATATAGGAAGTACCGTACACTTTCATGTAGGCATGCCCGGTGGATTTGTCAACACCGAAGGAGATTACATCTTTCCCCGTTAGGTTGAAGTCGTCAATGCCGGTGTAGAAAGTTATAGACGGGGATGTCTCGTTGGTAGACGATAGCACGATTGCGCTTTGAAGGTCTACATCTGTACGGTGGCCCAATCCTATAATATCGTCACCTGCTTGGGGGATATCACTACCTTCATCACAGATGGCCTTGGACAAGTCGATGTAGTCACGTCCCACGGCCACGACCTCACGCCAATAGTAGCGGTTGGAGGCATTAAGAGTGGTTCCTTCGACGATGTTGCACTCCTTTGCCTGCGCCAGCGAGCCTACACTGAACTCGTTGGCTATCGCCTCACCGTCCTGCTCGGCAAGGAAACTGCAGCGATAGACGTCTTCCAGTTCCTCCACGCGGATGCACTTTATACCGGCATGGGTGATTATTTGTTCACCGCCTACATGGGTAGCTCTCTTGACTTGCAATTCATCAAAGACGGCCTTTATCTTCACATATAGACGGTCAACGACAGCCTGCGAGGTGCCGTCCTTGCGTACCGTGATACCGCTGCCGTTCTTGCCTATCAGCAATCCCTTCAAAAAGTTTATGATTTCTTCCGCTACGTCGTTTGCGTCCTTGCGGAGGAACATTCTCAAGGTACGCAAGGCTGAGAACACATTGAAGTTGCTTGCGGCCGTAGCGTCGTTGGTCTTGATAACATAGATGTTGCTGCCGCCGGTACCGGTGAAGGTCTGACCTTTGAAAGTCAACTCTTCGACTTGCGTTTCAATATCGGAAAGGCGGGAATAGGCGGTGCTTTCGCCAATCGTATACTGCGGGGAATCGTAAGGCTTGTCGAGGTTGATTTCAAAGCCGATGACACGGGACAAGCGCCCGTCCTTGAAGTAGGCAGGATTGACAAGGTTGATGCGCTGTCCTATGTCAAAGCTGTGATTTATTTGGTCTTTGTGTACCCAGATGGAGTTGAGCGTAGCCGTATAGGTGCCGTCGTCGATGCAGGTCTTTGCCACGTACTTCTTTGCAGTGGCAAGCAGTTCCTCTTCGGCAGCAGCCACCAGCCCAAGTTCGGTTATCTTCTCGGCATTCCAACCAGACAGTACATACTTGTCACCTTTTGAAGGGAACAACACTTCATCCGGCAAGGAACGGCCGTAGTCTTCATTCTGTACAATCTCCCAAAGCTGGGCATCAGGATTCCATGTGCCGTCGTCGTTCTTCTCGGTCAGGCCAAGAGGGTTGAAGGCAGCACCGAACTCCATGCCGTTGAGCTTGCCGGATTCGAACCTGATTTTGAGTTCCTGTCCTTCAAGGATGTATTCCTTCGAGAAGTTGATGCCTGAATCCTTGAACCGGTAGAAGGTAACTTTTGTCTTTGTATCATCTTCATTATCTACCTCGCTCTCATAAGAGCTTACACCGGTGATTTCACCCACCCGTTTGGGATAGACGTCGTCGAATACAACAACGGCTTCAATGGCTTCCAAATCGGTCAAGCCCTCGTGGGCATCCACGTATGGAGTGCCTGCCGGAAGCATAAGGCGCTTCTGGACGATACCGTTGACAACAGTGGTCTGGTCTACCGGGCGATAGTTGGTAGGGATGTTTCTTGTTGAACCGAACGCATAGATTCTTGTGGCATAAGTACCCTTGCTGTCACTCCGGCTCATGTCCTTGGCTTCCTTATCCAGTTCTATCTTAACAGCGTCGGAGAACTCACAGCGTCCGAAGTTGATGACATGGTCCGTTACCCAACAATCACAACCCCAGTTATCAGCCATGCTGAACATAGCATCAATGAGGTTGGTATTGTCATAGGTCATCAATTTGGAGGAGTTCTCGACACTATCGTCAATGGAAAACACGAAGTCTTTTCCCTCATATTTATAACCAAGAGCTTTCAAATTGCGAAGGAATACACCCATCTGGACATCCAGTGAAGCGGTAAGGGACCAGGACGCTTCCAGTCCTCCGTACTCCGGGGTGTACTTGAATATCTTTGTTTTCCACTTGAAATAGTAAGCGTCAAAACGAAGTTCATAGGAGTAGCCTCCGTTCTTGTAGGTCGGATAGGGAATATCTACAATCTGATAGATTTTTGCCAATTTACCGCCCATGGAGGCATCGAGTACCCCACGCAGGTCAACGTAATCACCTACTTGGAAATCGACTGGGGACAGAGTATTAAAAGGTAGTACGACATAGTCCTCTTTCATTAAAGAGAACTTGCCTTTTGCACCGGGATTGATACCAGTTGAAAAGCGGGTATTGCCTTGTATGTCCTTAATATCTATCATGTAAACAAAGGTCGGACATAAAAAAAAGAAGCCCTAAAAATTAGAGCTTCCATACACGACAATGAATTTAATGTCGTAAATTTCTAGCCTACAACACGGTTAGATGGATTATACTCACAGAATTTGGCTGATATTTTCCCAAATGTCCGGTCTAAGCTTTGGGCATAAGAAACGCTCTTTCCTAAATATAGCAAATGATAAATATCACTACTGTTCTCAGGAATCTGAATATCAATTTTACCTTTGTAAAGTTCTTCATAAAAAGCTGTTTTCTTTGCCTGATAATCGGCAGGAGAATCACCTTCTACTGTAAAAACAAGAGTTAACTCACGCTCATCAAGCTTGGGGTTATCCATAAGAACTTGTTTCCCATGTTCCAAGCGTGATTTATTCTCTATAAACTCTTTCAGAGGTACCGGTGCTCCCAGTACATCAAGAAAGTTATCTCCCATTCTAACACCCCACTCTTTTAGGGCTTCTCTTCCGTTTATTATTAATTCTGCCATAACTATTATAGATTCTTTATATCCTGCTTGATATCATTTGTATTATCGAGTATTCGCGGACTATTCTTGGCAAGAATAACAGAGTTTTCAAGTATATCTCTACGGTCCATGTTACCTTCTACTTGGAATGTTCTCATTTCATCTACGATTCTTTCCATATTGGAGACTCTATCGGTCAATGCCTTTATGTCCTCTGTCGGGAAAACAATATGTACCTGCGACTGATAGCCGCTCGCTATTGTCTCTTTGGCTCTATCTGCGAAATTAGGAGTTCCAGATAACAAAGCTGGGACATCCCCACTTCTAAGATTGAGCAATGAAAGTTTGCCATTGATGGATGAAAGTAAACCGGTCTGTTGAATGGACTGGTTCTTTATTTCTTCCCCGGCAACCTGCAAAGCTGTAAAACGTCCGTTAAGTTCTTCGCCGGTATCTTGTGACATGGCTTCAAAACCCTTACTACTCGCCTGCTGTGAAAACATGGTTCCAAAGAACTGGTTGATGGCATCAACTTCTTTCTTCATGTCGTCAACCATCGTCTGTTTCATGGAGTCGAGGAGCTGCTTTTCTTCGGAAGTCAGGTCGTCATCTCCCATGGCCTTTTTCCACTCATTGTACCACTTCTGCATCTGCGGTTTGAAGTTCTCCACATACATGGCCTTAATCAAAGCCTTGCGCATGTATTCGCTCATGTCATCGGAAATATCCTCCGCTGTGGCCTCTATATCGTACAAGGAATTCAGAATACCATCAGAGAACGACTCCCATTCCTGCTCAGCTTCATTACGGGCGTTCTCCGCTTCCTGGGCGGCTTCTTCCGCACGGTTGATGGCTCCCGTATCAAGAGTGGGGAAAAGCTTGTTAGCCGCATCCACAATGTCGACACCGGCTTTCTGAATTTCGGCCATCATCTCGTCCAGAGTCTTGCGCTCGGCCGTATCAATGGCACCGTCTTTCATAAATTCACTATATTTGTCATACCAGGCCTGAATCTGAGGCTGGAGCTGAGCAGTAAACATGGAATCCACCAAAGCATTACGCATAAACTTATAGATATTGTTGGCCACATCCTCGGCGGTCGCTTCTGCGTCATAGAGCACACTCCTGATACTGTCGGAGAAAGAATCGAACGCCTTCCTTACCTCCTCGCCAGAGTCTTTCCAAACATCGCTGATTTCTCCGGCAGCATCGGCAACCTCCTTGCTCAATTCGTCAATGTCATTCTTGATATTGGCACGTTCTTCATCGGTTACAAGTCCATCCTCCGAGTATTCCTTCCATTTCTCCCAGATAGCTTTGATACGCGGTTCATATTGCTCGACATACATGGCTTCGATAAGTTCCTTGCGCATGGATTCGGAGATATTCTTGGCAACGGCTTCGGCTGTTACCTCGGCATTGGTAAGAGAGTTCAATATGCCATCGGAGAAGGACTTGAATTCCTCTTCAAGTTCCTTCTTCATGTTACTCTCGGTAATGCCAAGAGTATCAGAAAGAATGTCTTTGGCGGCTACGATGTCATTAGCCAACTTTTCAGCTTCGCTTCTCAGTGTATTACGTTCAGCATCGGTTATATCGCCGTCAGACATGGATTTCTGAACCCGTTTATAAAACTCTTCTATCTGTGGTTGGAAGGTATCGGCAAACATCCTCTCAACCATTTGTTGACGGATGTACTCGAAGATATTGTCTGTTACGTCCTCGGCGGTGGCTTCGATGGAAGACATGGCAGACTTGACGCTATCAACAAACGACTGCAAGTCTTCGGCGTTCTTCAGCTTGTCAGCAAACAAACTATTAACGTCCTCTACGCCCTTCATCATCTGCTCAATGTATTGGTCAATCCGAGAGCCGAGTTGTACCATGTCACTCTCGGACAATCCGTCTTTGGAAAGCCCTTCAAAGGTCTTGTACAACTCTTCCATCTTGCTCTTGTACTCCTTTTCATACAGAGCGTTAATCATTGCCTGACGGAAGTAATCATAGATATTATCAGAAACATCCTTGGCCGTCACATCAAGGGAAGTAAGAGAACTCTGCATACTACCGATGAAATCCTCATAGTTATCCGTGCTACTGTCGGTATCCTCTTTGGTCCATCCGAAAATTTCCGCAAGCTTGTCACGTTCGGCAAGTGCAGAACCGGCAATTGCGTCATACTGCTTCCGAAGAGCCTCCATCTCCTCCTTCGTAATGCCTCCTTGGTCTTTATTGGCCTGGGCAAAGGCATCGTACCACGTTTGAAGGTCCTCGGTAAATTTGTTGCCTACCATTGTGGTAAGTACGGCACGCTGCATATATTCGCTGAAACTGTCAGAAAAGTCTTTCGCGGAACTGTCCATATCCATGAGAGTATCTACAAAACTGTCGAACACACCGTTAAAGGTTGTTTGGGTGAGCTGCTCTTTTATCTGGTCCTGAATATCCTCAATCCTTTCCTCTCCATCTATAATGCCGTTCAAATATTCTTGCACGTCACCGTCCATCTTCGCCCAGAAGGCAGGAGCTTCGGATTTAAGTTTCTCCAATTGCTCAACAGTGAGGTCAAACAGTCCGGTCATTCTTCCGGTCCCGATAAGCTCTTTGGCGGCATTGACTGACATGTCGAGTGCGTCGGCAATGTCCTGCCAGTCGCTTGACGAGGTGTTCTTTGCCATCCGCTTGCCAATGGAATGGGAACCGGCAGATGCACCGGAATTAAGACGCTCTTTTCCCAGCAGGCGATATGCCTCAATCTGCCTTTCAACAAGGCCAAGCGCCTCTTCTCCGACCTTGTCCGCTTCCATACCGTAGGAAATGCCGATATATTCCAGTTTCTTGTCTATCAGCTCATCCCATATCTCATAGAGTTTGTTATATTCCTCTACCATCTCGTTATAGTGGGAATAATCGGCACCGAACATCCCATCCAACGCAGACACTACAGCGGAAATTCCAGAAACCGCACTCATTGCGCCTCCGACAATATCACCCGACATGATTTGCCCGACCCCGGATGCCGTTTGTCCTAAGCCGCCAAGCGCATCAATGGCACTTGTTATCTTACTGTCGTCAAATCCGAATATGTCGGCGATACTTGAGCCGAACTCATTCAATGCAGGGGTAAAAGACGTCACAGCATTTCCTATATCGGTGATTCCTTGACCGATTTTCTTGGAATCGTTGCCACCCTTTTTTATGGCTTCTATCCCTTTCTCCAAGTCAGAGACGAAAACCTGCCACGGTGATTTTCCTTTAAGTTCATCCTTTAGCCCTCTGATTGCATCTGTTACGTCCTTTATGGAGATTTCACCCTTTTCTATCTTTTCAATGTCCTTATCAGTGAATCCGAGCGCTTTCAATTCGTCAAGTGTAACATTCGTTCCGTCACTTTCCTTTGTACCAGACATGTACTTGACAAGTGTTTCATACTTATCAATGATGGACTGAATAGCGGAAACCGATTTGTTACTCGCATCCTCGAATAAGTCTGCCATCGCCTTAGTGGACTTTCCATATTGCTCATCGAGCTGTTCTATGGCTTTACTTTTTTCGGCTTCCTTGATGGCATATTCAGGACTGTCCTTTTGTAATTTGGCTAACTCGTCATTGTACTTCTGAACGAGGTTCTTCCGTTTTTCTTGGTAATTTCCGTACTCAATGAAATACTCCTGCCATGCTTTTTTGTCGGCTTCAAGTTTGGCTTTACTTGTTGAATCAATATCGCTTTCTCTTTTTTTAGCGGCATTAGAAGCCCATGTGCCAAGTTTCTCCTCTTGTTTATCTGTCAGTTTTCCACCTTGCTCCATTTCCCATTCCCTGCGCTGCTTCTTGATGGCATCAAGCTCCCTCTGATAGTCCAAGTCAATCTGCTTCAACTTCCTTTCCGTGCCGTCCTCCATGAGGTTGACTTCATCCTGCTGGTTTTTCCGACGAATGGAAAGAAGTTGTTCGGCAAGTTGTTCTTGCTGTTTAAGTCGGTTTTCGGCTTCTTTCTTGGCTTGATTTTCCTGCTTGATTAAAGAACTTCCGGTAATACCACCTAAATCTTTATAGGCTTTCTCTTTTGATAGCATATCTTCACGGGCCTTTTTTACCTGTTCCGATGTTGCTTGTTGGTCTTTCAAAAGAACTTCATACCCTTTCTTTGCCTCTTCCCAATCTTCTTTTGCTTTGGCAAGGTCTTGCAGGTAGGTTGTTTTATTCTTCTCTGCGTCAATTCGTGTCTGTTTAGTGGATTTTGCAGTATCTATAAGTGTTTTTATGTCTTTCACATTATAGATTGCTTCATCGGACAAAGTATCCTTAATATCAATAGGTAAACGGAGTTTCACAGTACCATTTTTACCTTTCCCTTTGATACTCTTTTCTAACTCAGAGATGTAGCGGTCAAACTCACTAATATCAACATCTTTAAGATTGGATATGAACTGTTCAGAGATACCTTTACCTTTATCAACAAGAAATTGGTCTCTATAAGAGCGAAGTTCTTTTAACTTGTTTATTTCCTGCTGTGTTAATTTACCACCATTGATTTGTTTGGCAGAAAGGGCATTTTCATAGTCTGAAACAGCTTTGTTAGCAGCTTCAAAATTTCTTGCAACTTCCTCGCCTGCGCGCTTTGCATCCTCTTTGGATATTTGTTGTTTTAGTTGAAGTATGTCAGCAAGTTTTATTGATTCAATATCGTATTGGGCAAATATCTTGGGATATTCGCTTCGTAATGCCGCCAAACTTTCACCTCGCTGCAAGTCAGACAATGCAATATCACGAGAGCTTTGGATAAGACCGTCTATTTTTTGTTTCCGTTCGCTATCAAGCTTTGTCGCTTTTTCTTGTTCTTCATTATACCTCCTTGTTCCTTTTTCAACAGCGGTTGTAGAATCCCTGAACGCCCACATAGTAGCTGTTAATCCAACAACCACCGTAGCCAATGCTACATAAGGATTGGTAAGCATTGCAGCGTTTAAAGCTAACTGCGCTTTTCGTGCCAATAAACGGGCATTGGTAAGTCCAATCTCCACAAGAGTATGTTTACTTTCGGCAGCAGTAACAAGCATCACTGCGGTCCGGTATGTACCATAAGTAACCACTAATCCAGCCAAGACCTTACCTACTGTTTCATAATTCTGAATCAACGAAGTTGTCATTTGAATACCGTCCATGATAACACTTTCCGACTTAGTTCCCAATTCGTTAAACACGGAATCCAAAGCATCCTGCATCATAGACAACTGTCCGTTGATAGTCTTTGAGGCATTCTCTGACATATTGTAGAACTTACCGCCTGCCGATGTGGCATCTATAAACGCCTGCTGTACCATTTCAGCGGAAACAACACCTTTGGACATTTCATCTTTGAGTGTAGCAATAGACTTTCCTGTCTTTTCGGAAATAATCTGTAACGGGTTGAATCCAGCGTTTATCATTTGATTCAGATCCTGCCCCATAAGTTTACCCGCTGCTGACATCTGTGAAAATGCCAAAGTCAGCGAATTGAACTTACTGGATTCTCCCATAGAAATATCACTAATGGCTTTCAAGTATTTGATAGTGTCTTCTGCTTGTATGTTAAATCCAAGCATCATCTTTTCTGCTCCAACCATATCTGACATAGTAAGTGGAGAAATCTTAGCCAGCTCCTTGATTTGCGGAATCAGTCGCCCTGCTATATCTTCTCCAACCATAGTCTCAATAGCGGTCTGCATAGATTGAAATTCGCCACGCACACGAATCATTTCAGAACCTAATGCCTTTAATACTCCGGCGCCACCAATAACTGCCAGCGCTTTCTTCCAAGATATAGCGATACCTTCGTTAGTTTCTACTACTTGTTTCCCATCATTCTTATAAAGTGTATATTCATCCCGGAGTTTCTTTACGGAAAGACGCGCTTCGGCTTGCTGTTGGGTGAGGTTGAATAAAGCATCCCGTTCTTTACCGAGCGCTCTTTCTTGTTTGCTGATGTGATTAAGCAGTTCTTTATCTTCCCCACCTCTTGAAACGATGTTCTTATATAACTCCTTATTTTTACGAATAGTTGTTTGAAGAGAACCTATGGCATTCTTTTGAGCGATAATCTTCTCTGTGAACCCATTTACAGATTGGGAAGCATCGAAGATTTTCCTTTTGAATCCCGTTTCCATCTCCGCTCCAGCTTTGGCTGCATTAGTCACCAACTCATCCAATCTTTGATTAGATGCAGCAAGTTGGACATTTAAAGCCTTGAAAGCAGCAGGAGACTGCGTGCCATCCATGCTCATTAACTCTTGTTTTAACTTCGCAATTTCATTACGGAGCCTTACAACTTCTTCCCAGTCACTACCTACCTTAAAATATAATTTCGCCATATCTATTTCTTTTTCCTACGATTAGCCAATTCCTTACCACTGATTCTATTCACCTTCTGACCACCATATACTGCGTGTAATTTATCCCGTTGCATCATCAACAGATTCCTATAAGGGATAATCTCAAACACTTCTGTATAACTCAGATGCAGCGTGTCAATCAAATAGGCTATCTGCCCGAAGAACGTTGTGTTTCCTACTGTTTCGGTCTTGCTGCCAGCATCGACACGTTCCTCATCGAGCTGACACACTGAAAAGCCGATATATCCATCATGGAGAAACACACCTCCAAAGCATTCCTAACTTCTTCAAAAGTCCCGTTCTCCAATTCTTTGACCAAACTATCATTCCCGCAGATGAAGCATGAAATACCTTTCAGCATATCTTCAGTAGCTTCAGGAAGCTCTTTAATAGCCTCCATGATATTACCTCCTCTCAGGGCGATATTGGAAAAATGATGAATGGCACGACAGATAATTTTAATTGTAGGCGGTTTGATGGTATAAACCATCCCTCCTATCTCTACATTCTTGAAATCCAGCCCTAACAAAGCATCAGAAACTGTTTTTGCTGCTTGATTCATATTCTTAAACTAAAAGGGGGAATGGTATATATCCATCCCCCGGTTATCACTCTTGTGCTTTTACCAATGTTATCTCTTTTTTAAGAGTGGTATCAACTTCAGAAGGAGTGGTTTTAATATCTCCTGACTGAGTGACGTACCCCACTTTCGACACTTCATAGTGAACGGTAGCCCCAGCATTCACCTGCTTTGACTTGACCGTTGCACCGTCCAGCTTTACGGTCGCATCGGAAGGAGTAGGTACAATGGTTACTGTAGTTCATGCCTGCAAAGCTTTAATCTGCCCCTCTTCGTAGTTATACTCAGAAGAAACACCTTCAATTCCCGGTTCCTGCACCAAGCCTTTTACAGCGATTGCAATTGCCTTATCCGTATTGGCTTCACGGGAAACAATACGGCATTTTGGGAAGATGAACCAGACATCATCATCGGTCAGACAGAACAATACTTTGTTAATGACCACTTTATCCAAAGCACGCTTCCAACCCACATCTTTAGATGTTGCCTGAATAACATCGCCCCCCATGAACGCTTTCTTTGTCTTCCAGTCATATTGTCCGATAGAGAAAGTTGGTGACACTTCTCCCGGCACATCATCGTAACGGTAATTCTTTCCCGTTAATTGGTTCTTGTACCCAGTGACGGAGGCTTCCGTCTCCTCAATCTGCCACGTTTCCCCATGTACATTCAAGACCTCATCTTTGGCAGCGATGGCTGCTTGAATCAAAGTTTTTGCAATTTCGGGGGTAATGTCTGCCGTTACCTTATCAATGTCGGCAAACAAGATTCTTTTTATTCCTACTGCTGAAATCATAGTCTTATAGTTTTACATTTAATACTTCAAATAAAATTCTCACATTCACATAATGACATTTCAAAGCTGTATCCGCTTCCGTGCCAATTGATTCGATAGAATAACGATAGGTTGTACCGTCATAGGTGCTTACTACATCATCAAACCGTTTCATGGCTTCTCTTTCGAGTTCATTCAAACGGATGGTGTTCGCTTCATTTTCGCTTAAATCGGGTACACAAAAACTCACTTCTGCGAAAGATTTCTTCCAATACTTTCCCGGCTGTTGTTTCTTTGTGTGGATAACGATTCTTTCAGAGGTCAATTCACCCGTCAGCGTTTCTCCTGCTGGCACTATGCCTATCCCGAAAGCCTTGCAATCCCGGTAGAGGATGTTTCCTATGTCGGTGGTTACTATCATACTATCAAATATTGGACGTTTTCGTCATATTCGAGAAATACGTGACAAACCAAATCTCCAAGTTGAACCGTTCCGGCAAATCTTTTTCCAGCCAAATCTGCATCTGATACGTGTTGCCCCGTTCCGTACATATAAATATCCACAAAGCACAATTCTTTCTGATATTCATCTACGATAGCCCACAAGCAAACAGTACCTCGTTGTACTTGAACAGACAATATCCTCGCCCCGATAGGCAGACATAGTTTTGAATGGTCTGCAACAATCAATTCATACTTGAATATTCTTTTCATTTTTCAAATTCTTCTTTTAACCGTTTCTCCGCATATAGAGCAGCACTACTCAAAACATCATACCCTTTAGATTCTACGAATGATGCGTATTCCGCTTCGTTTTTCAGCGTCAAACCGTCTTTATCGACATCGTAATCATTGGACGTTCTCAAAGTGAGTGTATGGTCTTGATAATCGCCATTTTCCTCTGCGTACTTCACGGCTTCAGCGCCCACATCAATCATCTTCTTTTCGACCTCCCATTCTCCTTCATCGAAGAAATCTTCTACATCTGAGAAATCAAAATCTACTCCAACCATATCTGTCTATAAGGAAAATAGTTTGTTTCAAAAGGACTTTTAGCAATGCCTTCGCCCCTTATACTTCCATCTGGATTCAAACACCGGACTTCCGTACCAGCTTCAACCTTTGACAGCTTATCAAAGACTACCTTGTACTGGAAATCATACAAAACGCCATTGATTGATATTTTCTTTTCCGCGCTCACATCATCACAACGGCATTTGCACACCTCCTGCCAGCTTTCACCACCGGTACCGGGAATAGGTCTTCCGAACTCATCCTTATCCATCGGGGTGATAACCTTAACCTGCAATATGTGGGGAGCGAATATCATAAGAAAGTCACTTTAGGTTTGTTACTCAGTTCGTCTTTCAAACCATACTGTTTGCACAGCCATGAGTACAATTTCATTAGGCTATCAACATAATTAAACCAAGACACAGAAAATCCGCTTTCGCTGACCGAAGATGGATTTTGTATCATCCACGGAATTTGCTTTGCACAAGCGACCTCTAATCTTGCCCGATTTTCCTCGGCAAAAGGTTCTTCACCATCCAATCCCGTTCTTGAAAGTATATTTTCAACTACAAGATTAGACGGGGTGTTCTTATCAAATACGCTTAATACAAACTCCTTGTTACTCATGGCTGATATCATTCAATATGGTGTAATCAGTTTACTATATGCGGTATAGCTATAATGCATACAATGTTTAGATTTATAGATGTATCTGAACGGACATTTGGGAACATTAATTCGTACCCCTTGAATAGCCATTCCCTCTTTTATCGAACACATCATAGCCGGGTTATTTGCAACCAAAAACATGGGATGCGTCATGGTCAGTACAACACAATCAGCCGGAGCCGTTTCCAAAGTGATAAACTGAATATCCGGCAGACCAACATCAACCGATGGATTCACGTAGTCACACTTAGGAGATTCCACACTTGATGCCTGCACGCTCAACGAAACCAAAGACATCATTAAAAAGCCACACATGGCAAAAATAAAATTCTTCATTTCTTTTCTGATTTATAAAATTAGATAATGGAAGGGTAGAAGCACTACCCTATCCTTTTACTCGATACCTAATGCTTCTTTCAGTTTGGCTGTTGATTCTTCATCCAGTTCTGCAACCTTAGTCAAAAGAGTTTCCTCTTTCATATTGCCGGAAGCCTGCGCACCGATAGACTTCAAAGTATCAACCAAAGCCTTCTTCTCAAACTCCTTTTCAAAAAGGGAGATTTTCACCTCCTTCTTTTCTTCAGGAGCTTTCACTTCGGGATTTTTTGCCTCAACCCGTTCAGCAAGTCTGCGGCTTTCCATATCCAGCACACGAGCTTCCTCACCGACTTCAATCACTTCATCGGGAGTATAATACTTTCCGGTGAACTTGTCGCGGAAAACTGATATGACCTTTACTTTCATACCCTACCTCCTTATGCTGATTGGATGGATGCAATTTCGCTCAAATCGAAATTGGTAATCAAATCTGGATTGGAAATCTGCGGAATCCACTCTGCCGTATATTCCATATAGCGGCCGTTCTTGTCGCGGTAGTTGGAGATAAGCATCTGACCCTCTGACGGAATGTAAGTACGTCCTTGTACCGGGTCTGTCGCTTCATACGGAGTATGATGGCGCATATAGCCGATTTGGCCAGAAGGCAACAGAGTAATGCGGCTATCCGCGTAAATCTGCACATTCTTTCCCGTCTGGTCTTTTACGTAGTCCTCCTTGATTTCAATGCGAGGCAGACCGATGCCGGTGAACACTTCGGAAGCCAAAGAAGAGGAAACCAGTCCCGTACTCAATTTCATCTCATTAGTACCAAGAATCATCTTGTACTGTTCACCAAATTCGGATGAACCAAGAATAAGCTTGTTGAAAGATGCACGAGTCATAACCATCTTGGCATAAACGCCAAAATCCGGAGCCAAAGAATGAAGCTTCTCTCTCAAATAAGAGATGAACATATTCTTTCCGTCCACAACCACATCGCCACTTGTCGGCTTGATAAAGTTGAACGGAAGAGCAATCTCCAACAGTTTATTATTGGTCTGACCGGAAGTGATTGCAGCATCCTTATTGTAAACGGTAGCTTCACCGGTCATAAGTAATGCACCGATAATAATATCCATACGCTTGTGAGCGGCAAGGGTAATCTGACGGTAGTCGTCTGCCAGGAAGTTTACAATCTCTTCCATTGCAGCCTTTTGGTCGGCTGGCTTAGCTGCATTGAACTTGTCAATCAAATCCTGCAATTCGGAAAGACGGTCAATAGACATCTGATAAGCATCACCCAAATAGGCAATCTCACCATATCCGGAACCGATATTCCTGCGTTCACGAATGGGCTTTTCTCCAAAACGCGAATTGATGGAGCCAGCCATAACTCCGGTTACAGAACCGATATAGTCTTTGAACACACGAGTAGTCACTCTACGGAAAGTAAGATACTGTTGCCAATAGATTGTGTCCTTGCGTGTCTGGTTCACACGTCTGATGATAGCGGAAACAATGTTCGCATCATCGAATAATGTTTGAATCGTTAAAAACATATCCTACCTCCTTACTCGTTAAACTCAAACCATCCCTTCATGTTGGCTTTATCGTTCTCTGAGAACGGCATAACCAATTTTGAGGGTTCAATTTCTGCGGCTGTACGAAGCAATGAAACCAATGTGATTCCGTCCTCAACCTTTGTACGGTTAAACAGAGCCGAATTAGCCACATACTTTTGCTTTAAACCATCAACTGCAACCGCATTGAATAATACAGCATCTTTGGCGATATTCTCACCAAAAGCAGCCTTGATTGTCAAGACATCATAATTTGCATTTGTCTTGTCGATAGCCGAAACTTCCGCGCCTTTCGTACCGCTTCCGAGAAACATGCCAACGTATGCAAGGGAGTTCTTTTCTACCTTGATAGATAACGCCGTGTCACCGGTTGCGTATGCTTCTACTACTCTCACATTGATTACCGTGTATGCGAACTTATTTTTCAAGTCCGCACAAATCGGTGTAAATCCGGGAAGAAAACTTCCCACTACCAGGTTCTGCGTGTCGAGTTTGAACGGGCCACGTCTACGAATACCGGTCTGGACATCGTAGCGTTCCTCTTGCTCAACGGGCGGAACCAAGTCATACTTAAATCCTGCTGACATAATTAATTCTTGTTTTGTTCAACAATAGTTTTCGTTCCCTCGTCAATCATCTTAGCGATAGATTCAGATTCTTTCTCAATCTTCTCTTCTGCCGTTTCGGGAGGGGTTACGCCTTTGAAGCCGTCATTTGCGAACTCCTGCTTCAAGTCCTTGAAATATGCGTCCAAGTCCTCATCGTCCTTGATGGCGCATCGTTTGGCGTAGTTTTCGGGAATACCATACTCCTTTGCCTTTGCCATAATCTGCTCCTGCCGGGTAGCTTGTAACTTCTCTGTCTCGAATTGAGCGAGCTTATCAGAAAGAGGTTTAACGGCTGCACTCACTGCGTTAGCAATAATAGCCGCCATGTCGTCCATCTTATCTTCCAGCTTCGGATTAGGGTTAGGATTGGGATTAGGATTCTCAATTGACTTACCGTCTTTAAGGTTATGTTTCTTCTCGTAGTTGGAAACTGCGGTCTTGGAAGCATCCCCGGCACGGAAATCACCATAGGAATTTAGCACGTCCGAGAAGCTGATACCCTCAACAATGGAGTTTACCTTTGTCTCGTCCGTTACACCCTCTGCCTTCTTAGTGGCAATTCGGGTTAAGATAGCAGTGTCCACCCCAGTAAACTTCTGTTGCAGCCCTGCCAAGATTTGTTCTAAGATTGTCATACCGTATGAATTTGATTTATAAATTTCTACGGTAAATTTCGGCATTAATAAGCTATGTGAAAAATTATCAGATAGGTGATACACGACAATGAAACGATTGTCGTAAAATGGTATAAAAAAGGCGTGAAACCGAATGGAATCACGCCTAAATAAAGTATTGTAACTTATGCCGGTACAGCCATTAATTCACGCCCTACTGAACGTATTGTTTCTATAATATCTTCAAAACGTTTCTTAGACGGCTTCTTTGTTCCGCTTACATATTGAGCAAACAAACTCTGAGAAATACCTAAACGTCGTGCTATGGCAGCAGCATTCAATTCAGGATGAGCTATAAATAAATCATAAAGAGGATTAGATTTCCTTTCCCGAAAGAATCCCTCAAAACTCAAATCTTCATCAAGCTCTCTCCAATGTATTCCGTCATGGCTCGTTGTGAAATTTGCGCGCTGCGCAGGAGTAGCCCATTTCAGCCTTTGGAAATCTGAAAACTTCTCACATGCCTCCTTCCCGTCAGTGGTACGTATCCATACCTCCGTATCAGTCAACCATACCTTTTCAACTATGATATTTTCCATAACCACTTATTTTGATTTATTAAAAAATTTATTCCAATGCTCTGCTATTACTTCTTGATTTTCTTCTATAACTGATTCTACAAGTTTCAGTTCAGATGACTTCAAGCCATTATTTTTGATTAATGTAACTGGAAATAAAGTGAATTTAGCACTTACATCCCCTTTGATTACATGAACATGTATAGGCTCATGGTCATTAGCGTAAAACATAAAACGAAAACCAAATAAAATAAATATCGTTGGCATACCTTTCTCTATTGATTACCCTACAAATATAGGTAATTATTTAATTACCTACAACTATTCAAGCAAAAAATTAGCGGCAATTCTTTGATGTTGCCGCAAAATATTCTATTTTTCTTGTACTAAAATTATAATCCCTATAATTTTTCTGACTAAGAGGCATTTTTCTGTCCCTTATTTCCGATTTGCTCATTCTTTGCCGCTTGCTCCTCCTTGATTTCTGCAAGCTCCTCTTCTACCCTATCAGCATTCCCGGCAAACATGATACCTTCACGGGTTGACCAAATTCCACCACTGACAGCGGAAACGGCAGTAGTCACCTTATCATTCAAATCATCAATCATATATGGAACCAGTTCTGTTTCTATGTCAATGGTCTGCGATGCCTTGCTAAACTCGGTTGGATTGATAGAGCCTAAAGCGGAAACAATGAAATTTACTCTCCGCTGTAAAAACTCGCCGATAACCTCACCGTGATTTTCTACCGCCATGTGTGCACCCATGAACATAAAGCGGAAAGCGGTTCCTGATGCTTTGCCTACCCCCTTCAACGTTTCAAATGATATTCTTGGAGTGTTTGACATATCATAAGCCATATTAGTGAGTGTTTCTGCTTCAAAACGTACCGTATCCGGAACTTGGTTCCACGTCAGATACTGGGCATCCGCACCTTCACCTGTAAGTTTGACCATTCTGTCCTTAACCTTACCCATGAAACCCTCCACGTCACCGATAAGTTTCAATAAAGGGAAGAAATGATAATCGATGCAATCTGCATAATTGGATAATAATTTCTCCAACCGAACCCGAAAAGTCTTTATCTTTTTGCAATAAGGTTCAGGACGGTAGGCATAGAGAACCGGTAATTTGGGGAATCCATGAGTAAAAGGCGTTCTTTCTTCATACCCTTTAGATAAATCCCACTGATAGACCATCTTATCAGTGATAGTCATAAAGCAAGTTATCTCCGAATCATCCATGAGCTTCTTCTTGTACTCACGTGAGAAAGCAATCATCTTACCTTCATCATTGAAGAACGGATAAAGCTTATCCCCACGGAACGGAGACCATAATACGCTTTTCAGCTTCTTGGTAGGTTTTACCTTGCCTCCGAAGGAAGTCTTTACTTTCTTCCAGAACTTCGCCCAGAACGAATCATCATCAGTGACATACCAATACTCGGCAACTTCCTGTTCGGATAACCAGGCACGGACAATCTTCTTGTTTTGATATTTGATTTTATTGGACTTGAATACAGCCTTTACCGCATCCAGCAGCTTCTTTTCATCATCATCAGTCGGCGTGCAATCCATAGACGGTTCTGTGCCGACCGTGAAAGCAGTCTGAATGTTCACTATATCTTGTTCCAATGGAATGGAGATACGGTTCACTGGTTCTGTTTTATACTTTGCTTCGATTTCATAAATCTTACCAGTTTTTTCATCGAAGTGCTTCTCTGCTTCCTTTTCAAGAACCTGTCTATCCGGATACTTCTTTTTATCAACCATGATTTCATGGCGTTCCGGATTCCAATCATCCCAAAGTTTACAACAGTCGGGAAGTTCAGTTTTTCTACCTTTCTTCAGGTAGTTTATCTTCTGCCCGATGTCAGGCAATGCTAATATTTCTTCTAAATTCAATGGCATAGTTTATATTTTTAATGCGTGAATATTCCTGTTAAATCTTTCGGCTTCTGAATCTTACCAAGAAGCTCACCAAGCACATAGTAACGAGCAGCATCTATTCCGTGATTGTCATGGTCTTCCGGTTCGTTGATATAGTTCCCGTCCTTATCCTTTGCCCAAACATACTTTCTGAACTCGCTTTGCAAGTTGTACGAGCGTTTGGTTATATAAATCTCCATATCTTTCATTTTGTCAATTCCGGCATTGATAGAGCCTGTACCTTTCTCTACGGCATATATCTTGATTCCTCCGTTGTGTATCTCTTGAATCAAACGTGGGTCTGCGCTGTCAGCAATGACTTTCAATCCCCACGGTCGAAGCATTTTGATAATGTCAGAAGAAAGCAATCCAGTACGGTAATCCACTTCATCCAGATATAGAGCATTATCCACAATTCCACAACGAATGGAAGCAGACGGGTCATGCGTATAACCGAAGTCTTGCCCGAAAGCAACTTTCTTTGCCCAAGCCGGGAACTCGTCAACAATTCCCCATTTCTTGAACACCGCACCTTCCGCAACGTCAGCCCATCGACCGATAACCACATGAGCATACTTCTCCGGATTGTTCACCTTCATATCCTCGACCTCTTTCAAGAACTCCGGAGAAAGATTTTCCAAATTATCAAAGTAGGTGGTGTGGATGTGGAGTACGTTCGGATGAGTGGAAATCTGAACTTGTACACCGTCAATCTCTACCAGCTTGTGAGTTTTCTCAATGTATTTCTTGTAGATGAAGTGATTGGAATCGCAAGGATTCATAATGATGATAATCCGGTTCTGAATCCCTTTCTTACGGATGGAGAGCATTATCTTGTCGAACTCATCTTCGCTTGTCCACTCTTCCGCTTCATCGCAGACGAAAGTCGTAATGCCTTGAATGGATTTCAGTTTTGCAGTCTGGTTCCCGGAAGAAGTCTTGATACCCCGGAACATGATACGGCTCTTAGTCATCTTATTGACTATATCCGTCTTTGTGGTCTTGAAATATTTCGTGGTACTGTCCAAATCTATCTTCTCCATCATTTCGGGGATGATAGACATACCGGCAGAAACCATTGTGTAACGGGTGTAAAGAATCTGATGAACAATCTTCTCTACGGGAGTCATTTCAAAAGTCAACCGCTCAATAAAGGTAGAAGCATTGAAAGACTTTCCGCTACCACGCCCACCGGTGATAAGAATTATAAATTTTTCCTTATCCTCATATAATGGATGGTAAATTTCTTGAGGTACTATCATTTCAGCTTGTCTTTAATCCAAGAATCAATGTTGATGCCGTGCTCTATGTCTGTTGGAATATCAGCATCTTCATCCTGCTTGCGTTCAACCTTTCTCCAATCCTCATCGTGGTGATACAGCCAAACGGACATTGCTTGCAAGTTTGGAGCCAACTCGCTTTCGCTGACTTGTAATTCATCCTCACCTGTCAAATTTCCCTCTGAATCACGGAGCTTTCTTACCACGGTGCTTTTGGTTTTTATGCCACCGAGAGCCATTGCAAGGAATTTAGCCCTTACAGTGGCATTGATTGTCGCGCGCCCACGCGCTAAGACTTCGGATATTTCGGTGTACTCACTTTTCTTTTCGCAGAAAGTTTGTGGTAAAATCCCTATGGCATAAGCAATTTCCTTGTCAGTGAACCCCTTTTTGGCATACGACTCTACGAGAGAAAGAAAGTCCTCGCTTGTGTAGTCAAACTTGGGCTTTCTTCCTCCTTTGCCTTTTCTGTTTTGAGATTCACTATTGCTCATATTACTTATTCACTCCAAGGATTTTCGTCTTCTTCCTCAACGTAAATCCGTTTTAGTCTATCAGATATTTCTTTCAATTCATGTTTCATCTGCTTTACATGAAATTCGGCAAGCATGGGAATTTCCATTGCACCTAATAGGTTATCTATCGTGTCGATAACTTCCGCAAATTCATCTGGTGCAATCATATATCAATCTATTCTTTCTACTTGTTCATCAAATACCTCTCCCTTTATAAACTTCATATCTGGTTCATACCCGAACCTTTCGCAGAAAGCGGCTTTAGCTTCATAGGTATCGAAGGATAACATCACATAGGCATCCATGTTCTCAGCTTGCTTCTGTGCGTTTTCTTTCACCTGCAGCTTGACCTCTTTCATGTGGGCAACCTTTTCGGCACGTTCCAACTGTTTGGCGGCCTTATCGGCTTCTTTCTGTTCGGAAACTGGGGTCATCATATCAGACAAAGCATCCGCAATAGAGTTTTCCTCTTCGGTCTGCAAAAGATAGTCGACACCAATCATATTCAAGTCTGCATCGGTCAGACCTGCATCTTTCCAGTCAATATCAGGAACAATACGGGCAAGAGCGTCAAAATCCCATGTCCCTTGTGCATTAGGGTTGTTCATTAGAATGTTTAACTCCTTTTCCTGCTGCTCGTCCACGTCTATGACATCGACACGAATGCGGTAGTCGTTATCGGGAAACTTTTGCAATTCGTCCATGACAGACAAACGCTGGTGCCCGCTGACTACGGTAAGACCTGTACGCTTGTTCACGACAATTCCACCGACTAAACCAAACTTCTTGATGCCACGTTTCAGTGTCTTACGTGATTCATCGGAAAGTTTCCGGGGGTTATAATCAGCAAAGTGAATGGCAGAGCGGTTAAGTTCCACCGATTCACTCTTGATATATTTACTTAGTTCCATATCAGCCATTACTTAAACCTTGTGCACTTCTTCCTTGACGAATTCTCGCAGACACTTTACGGTCGTAATATTTCATACTACCACTATTCATTAAGCCTTTTGAGCGTGTATAATTAACCATTCTATTTGAAACATTTCCATAAGCACGTTCCATTCTTGAACGTTGTTGCGAATTCATCAGATATGTAGAAAAGATTCTTCTACGTTGATTATCCAAATCCCTTAGACTCTTAGTTCTTCTAACTCGGCAATCCTCCTATTAATTTTGTTGATTATGATACTCCCAAAGTACCCTTTCAGCCATTGGGAAAACTTTGTAAATTCTCTGTAAGTCCTGTGGATAGTTCTTCTCCATCCAAAGCATACAGTCAAGATTGAAGCCTACTCCCGAACTCGCTTTCAATGAATATCGGACTGGTTCGGGTAGGTTGTGCTGCCTCATGTAAGCGAGAATATCCCTCTGATTCCAATCAGCCAAAGGATAAACCATACCGTTATTCTCGTAACCGTTTACCTCATACCCTTTCAGCATAAGCCTACGATTCATGCCATCAGCTTTCTTCATACCCAAGAATGTGTAATAAACTCCGTGAGTAAACTGCATAGCCTTTACCACATCTGCCAACTTCAATAGTTTCACTTCCGGATTAGGCACGCAATACATACCTCCACGAAGAATATAAGTAAGATTCCAGTGAGGCACTTGCACAAACTCAATCTTTGGATATTTGACTTTAGTCCAGCCAATCCATCGGTTAATGTGCTCCAAATTCTTGACGAAGTACATGAACACACAAACAATCCGGTCAAACTTCGGATAGATTAAATCAAGCAGAACAAGCGAATCTTTGCCAAGTGATAAAAACAGTAAAGCCTCATTCGATTTTACCCGAATGAGGTCTATATACCGGTTCGCTTGTTCTACCTTGCTCATAGCTAACCACCACTTAAACCAAATGAAGTACGAAGGTCACTATAACGCTGTCTGCGTGACCCCAACTGTGATGTACCAGCTTCACCGCCACGTCTGGCAACCAATCTACCACCAGCCCCTGCACCGTTCATATTTCTGCGAGGCCCGGCTACTCTGTTAATTCTTCTTGCGACTCTGCTTTTTAATTTTAAAAGTTAAACAAATCAATCTATATGTCTCTCTAATATCTTGCCCAAAGTATAATCCATTTGTGCAGCAAGATACTCTTCGCCTTGATGTTCGTAAACAATATCATTACCGTTTTCATCTGTGAGAATAACTGCTTCTGCTGCTTTCACTTCAACGATAATATAAGGACGTTTACCTGTATATGCACCTGTCAGAAGCTTGATTGCATCGTACTTGATAGGCTTTAATTCTATTTCATCTTCTTCAGGCAGTTCTGTATCAGCCGGATATTCTTTGCCGCCACATAGGTAAGTGATATACTTCTTAGCGTTAGTTGGTCTGATTTCACGGTATTCGTGGGTTTTCTTTCCTGCCAAGATTTCATCGAAATACTTCTGTTTGATACTTAATGTAAGAATGTTCATAATCGTGTCAAATTTAAATTAATACTCAATAGTTGCGGAAACAGGACTCGAACCTGTGACCACCGCCAAGTCAAAGCGGTAAGCTAACCAACTGCTCCATTCCGCGATAGTACCCCAAAGATACTACCACAACCAAAGATAACGAAATATCTTCAATCGTTATACACGACAATCGGCTTATTGTCGTGAACTAAGCCATTTATCCCTTCTTTCTCTGCATGCCTCTAAGGTAGGCGCACAACAAGCAAACAGTTCGCCACTTTCAGTACGATAGTCATATTGGTACATTCTTACTCTCTTACCTTTCAATTTGGTAGTGTAAGTGCAATAGTTCTCTTTACCGGGCTGGCATACGCTACAACCTCTTTCATCGTTAATTGAGTTCATAATCATTTATCAATACTTACTTAGTAATTTGTAAAACATTCGCCTTTTCTCTATGTATTTAAGACCATTTCGTCTAAGACCTCGCTTTGATTTTGATACAGTCATTTGGCAACCTGCAACGCCAACGCAGATGTAATTTGAATGATGCCTTTTAGCTTCTTTGAAAGCCCACCAAATCGCTTCACGACAATATCTATAGCTATCATTTTGAACACCCTCGTATCCTCTACTCAAAATGAAGTGGCCTATTTCATTTGCTTCTTCTTCTGAATAGCATATTGTGAATATATTATTCATCCTTTCTTTGTTTTACTTGTTCAACCAAAAACTTTTTAAAATCATTCTTGTACTGGCTGTGAATGATTTTATACTGGTGGGATAGGTTAGGCAATTGTTTGTAACCTTTGCTATACAAGAATTTGGCTACAAGCTCAATTTTTGCACGGTTACTAAATCCTCTGTCTTTGCACATGTTAGTTATACAGACATTCGCCTTGCTGGTAGGCTTCTTTTCAACTGGTGGCATGTATTCATGTCTGTCATAAGCGTGCGTTCTTGGATAGCCAACTTCTTCACCTAAATATTCACCTGTGATGCAATCAAATTCACCATTAATTAAACTATCTGCTATTTCACCCATAATAATCAATATTTAATGTTTCACATTCAATCTTTCTTCACTCGTATAAGCCACTACAAGCCCAGTTTCATCATGCTGTATGGTGATGTACTTTTCGCCCCTCTCTATGGTGGTAAAATCGCACATACTACATAGCTTACCTAACACTTTGCCCAGTTGCTTCATTAGTGGGGCTTCAGGACTGATAACTAAAACTAAATCTGCTTTCATAATCGTGTATATTGTGGTAGCCCGAAAGCTACCGGATTAAACTTCAGTCAATCTGCCATACGTTTCTTTGCCGCGTTATTTTGACACCTTGCAAACTCTTTGGCTAATTCGTAATCTGCGAAATAATTGATACGATTACCTGTTTCAGTGTTTACTACCTCATAAACCTTGCAACCATACTCAATTGATTCGCGAACTACATATTTACTCTGCTGGTTCATATTCTTATAGGTTATGCAGGGCTTCCGCCCTGCTGATTAAACTTATAATATTGTAATCTCTTTGTTGCCTATCTCTGTATCTACATTCAGAACCTCGTACTTTTGAGCCTTGTAGTTATAAACAACCTCACATGTATTAAAACCTCTGCCATCTTCTCTTTGGTCATAAACAGTGTTTATATGCTGATACATCTTATTACCTAACATGAAGTTTACCTTACCTGTTGTACAGAAGTAGAATGCTACCGCATACTTCAATGTTTTCTTCTCATCAATTTTCTTTGTTGCCATAATCATATATTTAAGCGTTAATACCAATTGCGTTTCTCATAAAGTCGCTTGCTTGTTCTACTGATATATTTAGTTTCTTTTGGATCAAAATGAGCATACAGCTTACTTGTTCTTTTGTGTTCAAATTGCCTTGTACAAACTCTGACATGATGAACTTCTCTATTGTTCTTTGTTTAATTACTGATGCTGCCATAATCGTATATCTTTTAATTGTTATTACTTCGTTTCTGATGATGCAAAGATAGTATCATTTATAATACAAAATACTATTTATACGTTAACAAATTATAAAACACAGTATTATTTATAATACATACTAATAAATAAGTATTTTTGCATTATGGAAGCAAAAGGAGTAATACATTTGGAAATTAAGGCGACCGGGCTACATAGATACTTCGGTTCGCCATCGGCTATGTATGATAATTATACAAGCCAAGAACTCGGAATAGCCCGACAGTCACTTCTTAACTACTGGCAAAAGACGGAAGAACCTTATGAGAATGCTATTTGCGTAATCAGAAAAGGAGAGTTAGAGAGAAAACGAAAAAAACTTTCAGTATGAGAAATATAGCCATATCTACAGTAATTTTATTACTTATATTTATCTCGTATCTCATCTGTATTTTCTATGCCAAAGATATTGCTACTTTAGTATATGGAGATCTTGACAAGGTAAGTAATATAGACAAAATAGGTCAATTCGGAGATAGTGCGGGAGCTGTAAACGCACTATTCTCGGGATTAGCATTCGCAGGAGTTATAATAACATTGATTATACAAAACTTTAATTCAAAAAAAGAAACTGAAGCATCCAATAGAATTAGATTTGAAAATATATTCTTTCAAATGCTTAGCTTGCACCAAGAAATAGTAAATGAGTTATCATTTACAGAAGATGTTGATGAAAATATTAAGGATGATAAAGGAAAATTATTTATGTACAGAAAAGTAAAAGAGCATATTTCAGGAAGAGAATTATTTACATATTTTTACGAAAGCAAGGGATTTATTACGGAAGATGAGAATGGAAGAAAAATTGAAGTACATGGATTGAAAGAATTATTTCAAACAGAAAAAGATAATTCAATATACGAAGATCTTGTTATTCCAACATATTTCGATCATTACTTTAGGCATCTTTATAGAATTGTAAAATTCGTAGATACTACTCCTTTTTTACCCAAAAACGATTTTGAAACACGATATAATTACATTGGTATATTAAGAGCACAACTTTCAAGAAATGAATTAATTTTTCTTTTCTATAACGGATTATCTTGTTATGGCAATGAAAAATTCAAGGAACTAATTGAAAAGTATTCTATATTGAAAAATATTAGATTAGAATTACTCGCCAATGAAAAAGATATAGATCTATACGAATCAAAATGTACAGATGATTACATTGAAAACAAGAGTAATTCACCCACCGAATATAAAAGATCGGCATTTATAAAAACAAAGCCAATTAAAAGAATTATAAAAATAACAGTTCCTAAGGTTTTAGATATTAACATCAATATTAGATATGCAGACACAAGAAAGCCGGAGCACTAAACTCCGGCTCATTAATTGATTAGCCCTTTGAATTTTAACCGATTTACGATTTCGGTGTAAAGATACTCTATATCCCCGCTGAAATCCCCATAATTCTGATAGAGAAAAACGACATCTGCGCAGTTGTCGGAAATTGTACTCTTGGACTGAATCCCCAATACTCTTGACATCTCCTCACGTAACCCTGCAGTCATTTTCCCACCGGCAAGCGAGCTTGGAGAAAACAGATACAGGATAATGAAAATGAACTTCTTCCGCTGGGTTACACTGTCAATATTCGGCGGACATCCCCTCTTATTCAACAACTCAACAAATATTTTATAGATTTCATGGATAAGGCTCTTATCTTTCAGAACCGGGGAAGTTAAGATATTTTCTTCCTCTGAAAGTTCTGATTTTTCGATACGAATCTTTTTAAGACGAATTATTTTGTTAAAATCCAACTCCATAACACGATTATTTTAAAAGTAAATAGTATATTTGCATCATAATCGTGTGAGGAGCTGATTCATGGTCGTGCGTGGGTTGGCTCTTTCTTTTATTTAACAGACTTATCCTTTTCCTGAATAACCCGATTTTTCTCGTTCACCTCCCTACCCCACATCATAGCGGAATAGATGGCTTTTGCATACAAAAAGAGTTCCTCACAACTGGTAAGGAACTCAACTCGAAGGGCTGCACATTTCGCATCAGTCCAGACATTTTCATTTCTATTCATTGGCTATTTGTTAATTTTATGAATCTATTACGTTAATGGTTAACATACATATCCGCTTGCTAAACCATGTTATAAGATAGCAGCACAAAGGCTCATAATTTGCACAACTCCCACAAATCCGTACCTTTGCAATGTGTTTTTCATAGTATTAGATTAAGGTTAATAAAAAAGATTGGCTGTCTGGGATAGATAGCCTTTTTTGTATCTATCAGTCACCTTTGTTCTCGTCCCTATACTTATGCTTCCAATAGCTATTTAAACAATTATATACAGTAACGCAAATTATCAAAACTGTTACAACAAACCCTCCCCAATCAAATTCCATATCCTACCTTATTACATTCCACTCACTTTCCATAATCACATGTTCACACTTATTACACCTATGCAGGTAAGTCGGAAACGGAGCTGTCGTATAATCTTCGACAGCAATTTCTATACTGCCACATTCCGGACACTCAATTTTTACCTCTTTAATACCGGAATAGTCCCAGAAAGATAGTTTCCCTTTCACGTTCTCGATAGGTTTGGAGTAAAGGATAGGATTAGCCAGTACCCAGTTATAAACCCCTTTCTCTGCCCAGATGGAAGAGTGATTCACAACGCAATCCACAATTTCGACACTTCCAATGATAGCAGAATTTACATAATCTTTTCCGCAAATAATCTCTTTCTGAATCCCATCTGACAAGCTATTCCATTGCTCCTTGGTGAAAACGTTATTAGGATTTATCATTTTAACGGGAATGGAACTTGCATGTATAAGGACCCGCCCCCGGTAGTTTGTCTTCCAAGTACGGTTTTCTATATTTTTTACCCCCTGGGCAATAAGCCTTGCCCAAGGCTGCTTTACTGTTATAACTTTGTGTATCATAAATCTTTTTTATTATTTTTATTTCCTAAATAAACATCAAACAGCCGGGCTGATGCAAGGACGGCAACCAATATCACCGTTCCAATCCAATGCCAAAAATCAGAGAATATAAATTTCAGTATTTCAAGCATATCATTCCCCTTTCTTCTCTTGCTCAATTAACTCGATAAGGTAACTACTTCTTAACTTCCAATACTCCGTTTCAGACTTCATTTTTCTGTATTCAAAAAACAGATAGATTGCGTTTGTCAGAATGACAACAATCAATATCAACACTAAAAATCTTCTTGCTTTCATTGCATTTCTCCTTTCTCTCCAATAATTTGTAATCTCAAAAAATTGCATCGCGCCCACTTGATAATTTCCTCTTGAATCGCATCATCATCGAGGTTGTCAAGAATATCCCGGAAGGAATATGAAGCACCGCACGCCTCTTGGAAATGGGCTACAATGCTTTCCTTCAATTTTTCGGTCTGAACCGTTACATCTTCGCTAATAATCGCCTGGAGCTTCTCAAAGTCATCTTCTCCGTTGGCCTCTTTCAATATCCAAGCAATCTCTTCATCTTTAGTTATGTTCTTGGGCATTAGCTTGGCATCTTCTTTTAGCTCCGCAACGATTTTATCAACTTCCGGATTGGGTGCCTCATAAATCTGTTTGAGCCATGCGGCTTTCTCCTTAATCCGTTCCAGTACATCCTTGTTTGCTTCGAATATCTCATCGAAAGAGGGGATGGGCATCCAATGAGTAACATATCCAGTCTTGATGTAGGGGTATATCCATTTATTCACTTCTCGCATTGCCATTTCATCAATACTACCATCAACAAATTTCACTTGACACATGCCTTTTGCCTGTTCGTTAGGTATTGCATCCTCTACGCTTATCCAGGGTGATTGCTTTGACTGCCAGTCTGCACCAGCCTCGAAAGCATTTCTCATATCAATCTCATCGTAGGGATAATCAAGCCCAGCTTTGATATTTACAATGCGGCATTCTTCTGCAAATGCTTTGGCCGCTTCTTCTACTGTCTGTCTCATATTTCTTCTTGTTATGAGCAAAAAACACCGGTTTCCGCTCTTGTTAATACTTCATGTGCAGAAATGGCTTCTTTTTGCACATGTTAATGTCATTCTCCCAACATAGTGTAATCCATTGCGCGCTCTAAATCCGGTCGCCAGACAAGAGAGCTTTCTTGTGGGTCACAAAATGTGTCAATCAGGCATTCAGCGGCAATTACAACTCGCTGCCAATTGCTGCATCCGCACAACTGCATCCTCCGTTTAATGAACTCAAAAAGTACGAGACGGTTATCGACATCCTCTTCATAATAATGTTCCTCCTCGGCTATTTCCTTGCGAATGGCGAGAAGTTCCTTCTTATCCTTGTCGTCGTCATCCCGCTCAGTCCATTCTTCCTCATTGCTCCAATGACTGTTGAACAGTTCCTCCATAGGCTGGAGCAGATTATATACTTTCTCAAAGTCCTCTTTGGAAGCTTTGGCTATTGTAAGCCCATGTGTTGCCATAATATTTTTGTTGTTTAATTCATTTTCTTTCTTTTATTCCGTTCGCTCTGTACCTCTGCCATACACATCTTGCACCATGACGCTTTCAGATGGTATTCCTTACCGTTACGACGGGCTGTCCTATCGAAAAACCGGGATAACGGAAGCGCTCTCCCACAGTGGGTACACAGCTTACGCTCCACTCCGTCAACCACCACCCGGTTACGGGGTTTCCTCCTCACGATTTCACATGGTCCGCATTCGGACGCACCGTACCTCCTGCAATAGGCAAGTGAGTGCTTGCCGCACTTGGCGAAGGAGGTGCAATCCGAACGGGGGATGGTCTGATGGATATTCATACGGCATTCTTCATTATGTCAGTTTGCTGTCAAATATCTTAATGCACTCAAACAGATAATGCGCAATTATCGGTTGTACCGCATTACCTATACACTCCGTTCGGTCCACCCTATCGGGAACCCCATTAGACTTTCCAGCAAAGCGGGGTGAGGGTATTGACTGTCTTGTTCGCCATCCCGGATATACTCGTGTAAATTGCCCCGATAAGTAGGGCTTCCGAAATACCGATTCCTGAGTGCCCCGTTTGCCGTTGATTTCGCTGGGGTAGGCAATACAATATAATCGCTCCCTATTCTGTTGTATGCCAAAGTCGGTGCCAGATAGACATTGCCATTCCGCATCATACCCGATTTCGGAAAGGTCGCATAGGACTTGCTCGAATCCCCGAACAGCGAGCATTGGGCTGTTTTCAATGAGCACGTACTTCGGTCTAACTTCCCGTACAATTCTGAACATCTCAGACCATAGGCCGCTTCTTTCACCGACAATTCCGACACCTTTTCCAGCAATACTGATGTCCTGGCAAGGGAATCCACCGCTGATGATGTCAACAAACGGAGGTTTTGAATACGTTCTAATATCTCTGTTGATTTCATGCTCTTCTCCAAAGTTTTTCTTTATTACTAATGATTGATAATCCTCAAATTCACAACTCCACTCGGTCTTTATGCCGGCAAGTGCCGCACCTAATCCAAAACCTTCTATGCCGCTGAACAGAGAGCCATGTGTTAATCTTTCACTCATTCTTCTGATTATTAATTGTTGTCTAATCAATCAGCCTTTATCGCATTGGCAATATTGTCCGCATCCGACAGTTTCCTTGCAAGAACTTCAAATGCTGAAGTACAGCGTTCAGTGTTCATGTTCACCGTTCTGCCGATTTTGAGATTGTCGGAGGCAAGGTTCATCAGTCTTGCCACATTAGCCAGTTTAAGGTAATCCAGCATGAATCCGTTGAACTTTGAATCCTTCCTCTTGAGTTCTCCTATCCGTTCTTCGAACTGTACACAAGCATAGTCGCACAACGTCCTTGCCAGTTAGAACTTTGCAAGTTCTGCGGAATGGGATATTCCGTTGTCATCAAGTGTCTGCTTGAACTGCCAGTATAGCATATCCACGTGCTTGTTCACTTCCTCCACATACTTGTCATTACATTCGGCAAAGAATTCACTGCGGTCTGAACCGATGATACCGTTTACGGTCCGCTCGTATTCCCTTCTCGCTCTGTCCGCATCGTTTAAATACCGTTTGAATGCCTGCTTGTAGTGGGGTGTGAGTTTCATCGCATGAATGCATTCGATAATTTGTCCGCAACAGATGTCGTTCGTGAACAGAATGTTGTAGGTGCAGAGGACTACAAGGCTCTCATGCTTGCTGATTATTTGGGTTGCCGTTTCCTTGTTCATCTCTTGTACATCTTGTCGTTCATCCTTCTGTTCCTGCTCTCCTTGGCAAGTTCGTCAATCATGCGCTGAAACATCTTTGCCACCAACGGGTGGCTCAGGCGCAGTGCGTTGTCACACTGCCACTCCAATAATTCGATTTTCTTTTCAAGTCCTACGTCCATTAAAATAAAGTTTTTTGTATCCTTTATAAAACATACTTGTTCGCATTATTGTAGAAATTACGGTCTATTTCAAAACCGTATGCTTTTCTTCCGCATTGCGCAGCGGCAAGCAATGTACTCTTCCGGCAACTGGGTCAATTACAACATCTCCTTTGTCGGTAAATATCTCTATCAATCTTCTAAGTAATGGAACTGGCTTTTGGGTACTATGTACTTTGGGTGTATCATTATCTCTTACCCAATCAAAACAATTGAATATCATCCTCCCGTCATTATTAAACTTTGGAAGTTTGTCACGGTATAAAAGAAGACCGTATTCACAATTACCGACTATTTTCATATTGGCTTTTAATACTTGTGCGGAGAAGTCTTTACGGAATACCAACGGAATGTATTTCATTAGCCCGTAATTCCGACCAAGTTCTATGAACATGAACTGTTGTTCGTATTCGCAGAATATTATCATGCAAGGGGATTTACCGGGCTTCTTCGGCTCTTTTATCAGCATATCGCTGCAAAAGTGCATAAACTCGGCTGGGCGAAATTCGTTTTCCGAATTGAAGAACTTTTTCCCGGCTAATTCACTTTCTCCATTCTTGTTGTCACCATCTTTGTACCATGCAGGATTACTTGCATAGGCGTTTTTACCTAAATTGTAAGGTACATCCGCTATAATCAATTGCGCTTTAGGAAGTTGATAGCTACGAAAATTCTGAAAGCTATCTCTGTATAATTCTATGTCTTTCATCTTTTACTTTTGCTAAAACATTCGCATATCCTCCCGTACCGGTCACACGCGCACACCCTATGGCCCTTGACCTTGCATAGACAAGAGTTCCCTACAAAATCCATTGAGTATGAGCATTGGCGGCAGCGGACGGGTGCAGGTGGTATATCTTTTTTCTTTGCCATTATCTTCGGCTTTCACCTTCAATTTTAATTACATTGAACATCTCTTTCACCCGGTCGGCAATATAATCCCCATACCGTTGAGAAAACTCCTTGTCCGGGTCCAGATTGGTAGTCATGTGGGTGTAGAAACAATATCTCTGCTCATAGCGCAGTTGCAAGACGGTCTGAATGGCATTGATGCCCGTACCAAAGTGTTTGGCATCCATAGGTTCCCGTCCCACCTCGTCAATGGCAAGATTGTAAATACATGACCTGTCTGTGTATTGGCTTAACCCGACAATTCCTTTCTCGGCAAACAGCAAGGCAATCTCGGCAGCACTGGTGAACTGAAAGGTCAATCCGGCATCCGCACCGCCAATACAATAACGGGCAATTTTTGCCGCATAGTTCTGTAATCCTTTCAGCAAAGTGGACTTGCCCACCCCAATAGAGCCATGTAATAATAATCCCTTGCTTACATCCAATATTCCGGGAATCCCCCAAACCCATTGATAAAGGGCTTTCAGCAGTTGGCGGTTGCTGTCATCAACTGTAAAGGCCGGGAAAACGGATTTCATGGAAACTACGAGTTGGTTGCGCCAATACATGTCAATCTGCTCCCTGCTCCATTGCTTCTGATTAGCCTTATTTACCGAAGACAATTGATTTGATACCGGCAGAACTTTCGTCTGGTTTTGTATCAGGTTTCCGATTGTTTCCATTTTTAGCTTGTGCTACGATTTCATTAAATTTAGAATTGATATTAGTTACGCTGAAATTATCAAATATCCACCCCTCTTTGACCGAGGAAAGAAGGTATTGAAGGGCATACAACAGAGAATCATCGGAAACGTCCATTTTCTTTTGCTCTCTTTGGAATTTGAGCTTATTCAAGAGCTGGGACATAGCCCCGGCATCCTTGGCTGTCCAGTAGTAGTCAGCCCCGAAGGTTTCCCTAAAATGCTGTTCAAATAGCAAACGGGCTTTTGAATTAATCTCTTTAGGCTTATTTTTCTTGCCTCCCCCCTTGGGGGGTGTGGGGGGAATATTATTATCTTCTTCATCTTTCTTTTTATTATTGCCCTTAGCTTGCCCCAATTCTTCTATTTTTTGAGCCATTTTTTCTGTGGTTGCCCTTAACTCTGCCCTTAGCTCGCCCAAAGCATGATTTAACCCGCTGATTTCTTTGTTGTTGTCTATGCCCTTATCTACGTCTCTTTGCCTGCCCTTGACCGGATTATATTCATCATAGCTACATAAAGTAATTACGGTCATACCTTGTTTATTACAAGTCGTTATCATACCTCTTTTTTTAAGTTTGGCAAGGAAATAGCGCACTTTCTTTTCAGACCATTGCCAACGCTTCATCAAAAACGATACGGATGCTGGATATTGACCTCTTGTATAAGAGATTTCCCGACCTCCGATAAGTTCGCTGTACGCCTTGTCGGTTGCCTCAAATCGTGCGCTCTGAATCAAGTCGAGCCACGCTTCGCATTCCGAAAACTTACGGGCTACTTTCCACATTTCATTCGAGAAAAACTTGCGGCTTAGCCTCAAAAATCCTTCGTCCATAGTTTTAGAATCTCACGTTTGTTAATTGCCTTCCTTTCGAGTAAACTGCCCATTTCCCATTTCCGCTATCAAACAACCGTAAGTCCGACACTTCTCCGAAACGTTTGATATTACCGCAAAGGTCAACAATCCAGCCACATTCTTTAGAAGGATGCGGACGGATGGCACGACCGACTATCTGATACCACATAGCAAGCGACATCGTAGGACGTGCCATAACGACCGTATCGAGTTCTGGATAGTCAAAGCCAGTCGTAAGTACCCCGACATTCGCCACGACCGGGATTTCCCCTGCCTTAAATGCTTCAAGTATCCGTTCACGTTCCTTTTTCGGGGTGTCACCGGAAACGATGGCGCAACCGGGAATGGACCAGGTGAGATGTTCGGCTTCTTTCAGGAAACGAGTAAAGACCAGAATGCCTTTACGTTTACCTCCAGCTTTAGGATTCATCAGCCTTTGGACAATATGAACGAGATACCCGTAGAAATCTATCCGTTCATATTCTCTCTGAACTGATTTATCCGTATAGTCTGCACCGGTGGTATTTGTTTTCAAGTTGAGTTCATTCCATCCCGAAGGATTCATCGGGTAGTAGTTCAGCTTTGCCAGATAGCCCATATCCAAGAGCGTTGACACCTGTACATGGTAAATGACCTCTGAAAAGACATGAGGTTTTGTACGGGTAATGAATTTCAGCATGGAGCCGAAGTCACGGTTTGAACTCAATCTATATGGGGTTGCCGTCAAGCCAAGAACCTTGCATTTCACCGCATCGAAGAAATCCTTGTACATTCCCTCTTTAGGGTTTACTAAATGGCATTCATCCACGATGATATTCTTAAAGTGGGTGAATAATTCGGGATGATTCTTCACACTGCCGATGGTGGCGAATGTTATCCGGCTTATTTCTTTTGAGTTAAAGGATGTAGAATAGATGCTGCAATCAAGAATACCGTATGAACAGAGCTTCTTGAAATTTTGCTCGAGTATTTCCTTGCTTGGCTGAAACACCAAGGTATGTCCATCAAGTCTTGCGGCTATATCCGCTATGATAAGGCTCTTTCCGCTTCCTGTAGGCAATACCATGATAGCATTTGTTTTCTTTGCCTTGTTATTGAAGAAAGAAACGGCAGCATCAGAGGCTTTCTGTTGGTAATCTCGTAATACATAACTCATAGCCCTTTCTCCTTTCGTAATTTCTTATTGAGTGTCTTGTAATACTTGATTAGCTGTTCGTACTCAAAATCTGACATCTTAGAAGTACCAGCAGCTTTCACTTTCAGCAAGTCAAATTTCTGTTGCCCGATTTTGGCTATCAAATTCTCACGATAGCCTTCAAGGTGGTCGGCACGGAAACGGTTGCACGCACGGCATTCGGCATGGCAATTATTCTCATCAAACCGTGTAGCCAGATGTGTACGACTGAAATAGTGCCCGCAGTCCGCTTGTGTAAACGGTTTTATCTGCCCACATGAAATGCACTTGAAATACCCGTTTGGCATACAATCACGAAGCCGGATGAAAAGGGAAAACTCTTTGTCGAGCTTAGCTTTCAAATCCGGCTTCTTCTTTACTGTTACCCCTGCTTTATCAAACAAGGGTAAAGGCTTGTTTTTCTTCTTAGCCTTTGTTCGTTTTATGTAGTACGGCATTCTACTATTGGTTTACACAATTCAACAACTCGTTTACAATCCTCCACATCAAACATTCCTATGTGGCAAACTTCATGTGGTATTCCTAATTGAATGGATAACCACAAATAAGCTTTATTTCTATTTGATGTATTGGGAATATGTTTTTTCCAAATTTTATTGATAAGACTGGTTTTGGCTATCTGGTCGAAATAGAAATGGGCTTCTTTCTTTGCTTCCCTTAGTTCCGCATTTGCCAAACGCCCCAATGCTTGGTCTGTACCTTTATGTACGCCTACATAAGCCTTGCAATCACGACAGAGATAAATCATGCCGTAAGAACGTCCATAGATTACAGAACTATCCACGTATTCGGTAGGCTTACCGCAATAAGGGCAAATCTTACCAGTTAATATTTCATCCATAATTTTCCAATTAAAAGCCCCGAAGCGTATTCTCCGGGGCGCAACCATTATTTAAGACCCGTGCCATTTATGTGTGGCTCACATTTATGAGGGATAAGCAGGAGTCGAACCTACACAAGTATCGTCTGATTTCTCGCTTTCGATGCGCTACTGTTGTTCACGACTTAATCTACTCAACAAATTTATTACTCTCAGTTACGGTCTTGATGACTTCCATTTCTATGTACACTTGAAATTTCCATTCATTTAGTCTTAGCACCCTATGACCATTTTACCC